CATTATCCAACCAGTTTTCAAAAGTTTCTTGCGTCATATTTTCGCTGGACGGAACTATATTACTTCCCCCGTATTTTATTACAGACCTATCTCCCATAGCCATATAGATGGCGGTTTCAAATGCAGTTTCGTCAAGCTCTCCAGAGTAGTTTCCTTCAAGACTCTTCATAGTAGCGTATATATTTAAAGCTGCTTCTCTAATATCACCTCGTCGTGTTGAATTTGTACCATACGCAGGCCCTACAATGGTATCAAAATGTTCAGTATAATCTACCATATCTCTAATAATCTCAGGATTGCTAATACGGGTGTCTATTCCACGAAGTATCCAAGCTGCTGCCATAGGCTTATCGAGAGCCATTAATTCTCCTGCCATAGTATACGCTTTACCGAAATTTTTATCACGTATTTGATCCATAGCCAAGAGCATCCCGTCTTTACCCAAACCTTCAGAAAGCTTACCTAAAATATCAAGTTTATATTTAAGCTCCCCAGGCTCGCTCAGTAAAGCGTCCAGTTGATTAATCTCTTGGTCTAAGAACGCTGCGTTAGAAGGCTCCCCAAACTGCTGTTCAATACTGGTAATATTAAGTGCTCGGTCTTTAAGGTTAACTACTAAATCTTCAGATAGAAAGTCTAATAACTGTACATCTATATCAGTACGATCTTTAGCGTACTGCATAGAGTGATTGTCGAACTCTCTATTAGCAGTTTCTGCAGTTTCAATGATAGCAGCGTTCATTATAGCTTTTCCGCCCGTTGCTGTTAAATCTTTCTTTGCTCTTCTTGCCTCAGAATCTCGTATACCTCTTGGAGCATTAAATAATTGAGTTGTGTACGGAGCTATTTCCATAGACACCGCAAGTTTTCTCTCCAAAACCAGGTTCCTCTGATCCTCTGGTAAAGACTGGAGTTTAGCAAGAGTATCCGTTGCAAAAGTTTTATCCACTCCGTAAGAGTTACTATTTCTATCAATTATCTTACGAGCATCCTCTTCAAGTAAGCTATTATCAACTTTCTCTTTAGTATCTGCGTCTGCCAATGAGCGTTTCATCTGAGTGTTAAGTTTATTATACATCTCATGACGCTCAGGATCACTCATCCACCCAGTATATTCGTCATTTTCTAAAGCTACCGTTCTCATAGCAAGCTCTAGTGTCATTAAATCAGACTGCTCCATAATATCTAAATAAGTATTCACTTCACCTGATTTATTAGCTTCAAGTTTTAGATCATTCTTGTAGTCCTCAGATTGGTACATCATATCATTAGCTATAGATATAGCAAGAGGAGTGTTGCCAGATACTACAGCCCGCTTAAACGCATCATCCTGTTTAATCTTAATATGTTCTATACCCATTTGAACGCCACGTACTTTAGCTAAGCCGTACTGCTGCTCTATCATAATATTCGTATCTGCTACCCAAGCATTACGTAAATTATTATTACGAAAATAAGAGCTGGAAGAATCCCGAGACTCTTCCATAGCTGCCTTTTTTAATTCAGCATATACCTCGTACGAGGGTACTGTGTCACGTGGAACTTTAGTACTAATCCCGTTCTTATCCGTGACCATAGTAAAGTTACGTATGTTTAATTTCTTCGTAACTTCGGGAGGTATATCATCTAGATTTATTTCAGGAGTTTTCTGTATATTAGTTTCAAACTCTCCCATATTACTAGCGTGCTGTTTTTTAACCTCAGCTTCGTCTAGCCTATCATTACGCTCTTCTATAGCGTAATTAAAATTCTCCCAAGATTTAGCTGCTCCAGATACTTTAGCTGCTGCGTTAGCTTGAGCTTTTCCCACAGCTATAGGTAGAAAAGGGTCTATCATACCGCCCGTTCCTACTGCCCTTGTGTATTGTATGCTTGGTAATCTCATTGTTACCCCTTAATCACCTGGTTTACTGGTATTAGAACTACCACTACCATAATAGTAATCATAGCTTGTCGCTGACGACCCAAGTTGACTAGCACCACTAGCTACTCCGCCCCACATATTAGCTTCACCCTGCATAGCTGCGTACTTACCCTGCGCTCTCAAAGCTTCCACTCTCCAAGCGCCTTCTCTTTTATGCCACTGGATTTCTTCTTCCCCTACACGCTCAAGTTCTTCCAGATAATACTCAGGAGTACCCTCAGCTTTAACTCCAGTAGCTGCTGCGCGAGCTTTAGCGCCTTCTAACTTACGCTCTTCTGTATCCCTAGCTCTACGTACAGTCTCTTCAACGCGCTTAGCTTCTATATCAGCATTACGGTTAGCCATCTTCTTAGCTTCTTGGGCCATAGCGTTTTGCTGGTACGCTCCGTAAGCCGTAGCTGCTAAACTTATTACCATCATTGCTATTGCAAAACCAGGCATAATTACTCTCCTCTATATCCAGATATTAGCTTTCTTATCCTCATCATCGTCGAACCCTACACCCATTGCTAAAGCGGTTGAACCAGAAGCTGCTTCTCTAGCAGCAGTTTCTGCATCAGCTTCTACATCTACCTCTTCAGCATCTGACTCACCAAACAGATTAGTGTAATACTCCTCCATCCCACCCTCTTGTATAGCATCATACTGAGCTTGTGCGCTTTCAATACCGCTAGTAAGGCTGCCAATTTGTGAACCACGCTGTCTATGCTCACTAGCGTACGCTCCATGTGGGTTTATATTCCCCTTGCCTTCTACTTGTGGTCCATACGTACGTTGCCCACTACGAGGATTACCCTCCGTATATTCATCACGATTAGCATACCCACCGTATTTAACACCAGTACTACTACGCAATCTATGTAATTCTGTTCTCATTCCAGATATTGACAAATTTAAATTACTAGCGTGTTGATTCATTCTATTCGTTAATTCTTCAGCAGTAGCACCCTCGCTTAACTCTTCAAGTTCTGCTGTACGCTTACCTTCTAGTCTATCTTCAATAGCTCCCCAAGCACTACTATCCCGTTTAACTCCACGTTGAGCTGCACGTGCTCGCTCCATACCTATAGAGCGATCAAACTTTTTATTAGTATCTTTAGTCCAACCCGAATAGTTATCCCAGGCAGCTTTATATAATTTACCACGAGAGCTATCGGGCCTAATAGCTCCACCAGAGCTGTGACCGTAAGTGTAGTTGTTACTAAAATTAGGATTCGGATGAGCCATATTACCTCCGAAGGGTGCCACGTGGCACCCTTTATAACGATTCCTGTCCCATTTCTCCAAACAAACCAAGAATTGTAACAGGTAAAGGTTTATCGTTTATTACTTCTACCGTTTGAAGTCTTTCACGACCAAGATTTGTTACTTCAATTATTTCCGTACGGCTAGGTTCTCTTAACCCCATTGATGTAGCTGGATGTCTTTCTGGTGGACGTTGACCGTTTATTAAAGGCTTAACAGAAGCGTTGAGGTATAGATAAGACTTAACCCACCTCTTCATATACCCTAAAGAGCTAATCCCTTCTTTCTCCTGAGCGTAAGGCAGAGTTTCTAGTACACTATCGTAAGGTACTCCGATTATAATAAACCTTCCAGGGTACTCAAGTGTAGCCGTTCCATTTATTACCTGCACCGGTTTTTGAACTGCATAATCTACTACAGGAGTAACCCATTTGCCGTTTAGATGATTTAAATTAGATACGTCATGTACAAACGCTTCGCCCATCCTCACCGAGTATGTATCAACGAACGCAAACTGTCTAGGATGTACTTCAATATCATGTGAGGGTGAAACCACAGCTAAAGATTCTACAGTAATAACGAATTTACCTTCTACAACTCTACGTACACCTATAAATATCTCCGTAAAATCTTCTGTCTCTACAGCACAGACCGTTTGTATAACGCCCTCATATACACTGTGCTTACTCCATCCCATAAGAGGTGAAGATTCTGCACCCTCTCTATGGTAGTTACACATGATTAGCGTACCATCCTCTAGTACAGCGAGAATAATTTTTTGAGGATGATGCATAACAGCTAAGTCTTTTATCTTACCCGATGTTACCTCATCAGATACATACGATAAGTCTTGAGACACATACCCACTAGCTTGCCAGTTATACTCAAGTGTACGTAGTTTCGTCCTATCAGGAGATATAAATACACTCTCACGACCTACCTCTATAGGTTTGAATCCAACAGACCCATAAGAAGTTTGTTGTTCTATTAAATACTGTCCAGGATGAATTAAAGAATCAGAATTATTACCAGACCACAGCTTAAACTCATGTGTATCTGTACCTATAAGCAGGTCTTTAGAAGCACGTATCCATTTTATACGCCCATACTTAGTAGTGGTAAACCGCATTGGATCAGTAGCTAAAGTTCCAGTGCCATCACCTAATAGATAGTACGCACCAGACGCACTAGCCCATATCACATCTGGATAATCCTCACATCCACCATACCAAGCTCGGCCACCGAAAAAATCCATTGTAGTAGGCGGACTCGTAGTCCATTCAGGGGGAGTTCCAGCAGCAGCCGGGCCATGTACGTCTGTATACTCAAACGGTGCAGCCCCGTAACTAAAAGTATCATGCTCTCTATCGTATACTATTCTAGTAGGCACCTCACCGCCACCCGTAATAACTGCATTTAACCCCTCGGGGTCCATTTGAAACTGTAATTTTGATATATCCTTGCCATCAAACAGAGTACCAAAATTAGCGGACTCTAAAGTCGTATCATACATGCCCATGTATACTTTATCAATAACAGAAGATACTTCTGCTTTTACTGATTTCTGAGTAAGAGTAGCAAACCATAAAGTTCCAACTACGTGCGCAGGTAAAGTCTTGTTTAAAATCTGAAACACTGGAAGCATATTAGTACATTCTTTAGTATAATACACAGTGCCTCTACCAAACGCTTCCGAACTGATTGTAAATACAAGCTCTTCACCAGTATGCCTACCAAGTAATCCGTATATAAATATATTATTTTTTATACTCAGTGGTGAATACGCCTGGCATATAGAACAACTCTCTCCACCTTTAGCGGTTAATACACATGTATTATCCTCAAAACTTACTGAAGTTTTAGCACCTTTTTCAATTTCCCACGCTGCACCAGCTCCAACAAATTCAGAATTAATAATCATGTTCTCAAGAATAGTACCAAGACTTCGCTTAATCTGGAGGTATAGCTTAGTAAATACGCATATATAGTTATTATGCCGAGCTGTACCAGTAGGGAAGTTAAAAATGTTTACCTCTCCAAAACGTCCAACATAATCCTCATGGACAGTATACTTCCACTTGAATCCGTTACGATTCGTTACTGATCCTCTGGTATCAGGTATAAAATTAAGACACTTTTTAACGCCCTGTTTATATCCAGCAGAGTCTATCCTACCGTATACCTTGCTTGATACTTCACCAGCAGCAAAGGACGATTGTATTGGGCTAATTTTGGGCATGAGTCACCTATACGTACGGTCCAGTTTCTATTATACCTGTTATACGAGGTCGAATGAGAGCGTCTGAACGTATACGTTCCTGACGTCCCTGAGTTCCATCGGATGCTGCTGCGTCTGTCAGTTTAGACATATATAGCTGCCACATAGCTTCCTGTAGCTTAGGATTTTCTGTTAGCGCTATACATAAATCTGCTGCTATCCTCGCAGCTAATGTCTGACAGAAAGACGCAGAAAATTTGGTTGGTTCTGTTACTCTGGATGTATAATTTATATACAACTTACCAGTGTTAGCGAGTATCTCGTCCCCTTCTTTAACCCACTGTAGTCTATCCAAAAAACTAGGGATACTACCCGCTTTAAGCACACGAATATTATCCGAGGGTAGTTTAAATCTACTACTATACCCGAATACTTCTTCCGGCGGTTTACTCGAAACAACGACCGGAAGGGTATTCCGCTTAGAGGCAAAGGTCCAAGCTCTTGCCTCTAAAACGGTATCCCTCAACAGATCAAAATTGTTCCTGCACAGGATAGCTTCAGTAGAATCATCTTCTAGCGAGGTGATAAGTTTAGCACCCAACCACCCTAGCCCAAGATTACATATTTTTACTGTTGAATAGGGCATATTAGTCTCCCGATTTAGGAAGCCCTGGAATGTTTATCCTCGGGGCATCCACTTTAATGTCCGTAGCACCTTCGGTCATGAAAGATTTTACACAACTCTCAACTATGTTAAGAGATGCTGCAATAACCTTAGATGATTTTCCGGCATCTGACATCTGTTTGATCACAATTCGATCTGAATAATTCGCACCAGGTTTTTCTGACATGTGTCCTCCAATTAGAGGGGAGAAGCTGCATCTACGCCTTTTGCTCGGACAGGGACTACTGTAGCGTTACCAGCAGCGTCTATCTTTGCAGCAAACTTGACGTCTTCCAGCTTCTCTCCTGCAGCGACGTGGGCGACACAAGAAACCAGAACCAAATCTGGTTTACATTCTTGTATCAATCCGGTTTGTCTTTCTATTATATCCATTCTTACACCTCCAAGTGGTGGGAAGGGTGCCACGTGGCACCCTTCCCAAAACGGGTTTAGGTCAACGTGTCTTTCATATGAACGTGAACGACATGCTCGTCCTCAACGCGCACAGCACCGCAAGAGAACTTGCAGTAGAACTGCCATGCAAAAGACATATCCGTTCTCTCACCGACCTTGGCTGAGATGTCCGCAGCCACGTGCATACCGATACCTCTCGGACTGAAAGCCAGACACGAAATCTGACCAGCAACCGGAGCCAGAAGGCGTGTAGACACGACCCAGGTGAAGCCCATAAAGTTAGGCAGCACACCTGTGGACAGAGCTTTTACACTCTGGTAATCCGCCGATGTAACCTCCAGAACCTGCATCAGCTTACGCTGTTGCGTAGGCCCGATCACCATAACCTTGGGGATGTCGGGGTCTACATCGTTCTTGATAAACAACTCCTGTACCGCCAAGATGGTATCCAGCGCAATGACCGTGGTTCCGTCACCAATAACCTGAGTTGTCGGAAGCGTAACGGTGGTACCCGCACCGATCATCGCAGGTCCGGTAGCTGCCTTGATGATGACGTCATCCATCGCCCGACGCATATTCATCGCCAGGTTCTGAGTAACAGCTGCGTTAGGATCAATGAGCATTTGGATTGGATCTTCCAGCTCAACGATCTCACCAGTATCCCACGTTTCCGTGTTGGACACACGCCTTGACCAATCAAGTCCGTCAGCCGGACCTGTCGTATCACCACCCGAAGGAGACAGCATACGAGCAGAATCTTTATGTCGAGCTGCCGATTTGGCCAGCCGATCCCAGTTGTGCTTCTCAGACTGCTTGGAAGTCTCCGTAATGTAAGACCGGAGCTTGGTAGTAGACTGCTGCGCCAGATGACGCACGTTCGCTTCGAATGTTTGGATATATACGTCGTCGATATTAATAGCCATTGTTAATTTCCCTCCTACGAGAAGTTAAAAGTTGTTGATTGGGAGGGAGTCCGTTTACTTCCGGGCCTCATGAAACGCTGCTTGAGCAAGCGCTTTAAATTTAGACATCGCAACACCATGCGCAGGATTTGCCGGGTTGTTAAGCGGATGCTCTTTATTGGACCGCATCTCTTGCATCTGACGTTGAGCTTCATTCGGCGTAACTACATTTCCAGTACTGTCGTCGGTAACTAAGGGATTGCCCTCTCCATCACCCAACGTAGTAGCGATACTGTGAAAATATTTCGCCAAATCCGATGGGGGAAACGCTGATTTAAGAAGAGCAACTAACTGCTTGGGTGCTCCAGTTTTCTCTGCACCTGCAACAGCTAGTTTTATATTCTTATCATAAGCGACACCCCAATCAGTAACTAAAGCCTTAACGTCAGCATCTACACCTGCTCTTACTTCAAGAGATTTAGCAATATGACGCTGATTTAACCCATGTTTATGGGCTATAGTTTTAAAGTCCTCTGCCAAAGACATATCAAGTTCAATTCCCTGATCGTCTATTTTAGGAACTTCGTATACTTCTGGTTTCTCCGGACGACCTAATTGGTCATACACTTTACCCATTGCATCAACATCTGATGTGTCCGGCTTAAACATCAGTGAAGGAACCTTGTCCATAAGACTTTGATGGAATTTAGTCCAGTCCTCTTTACCCGCATCCTCGCTAGGTACTCTAAAACTTCCACCTACCATAGCTTTCGTATCTACAAATCGTTTAGCAAGGGTAGCCACATCTGGAACATCTGCTAAGGACGCGTCAGTTTTCAAATCATCCGGCAGGCTTTCTCTCCAATCTTGGCCACCTCCTCCACCACCATCGTCATCGCCATCTTTAGCGAAAAACATAAGGGGTTGGTGGGAATCAAGTATCCTCGTTATAAACATTCTCTTCTATCCTTTCCTCAATGTACCGTAGTACATCAGCGGCTCCTACTTTAAAAGCCATTCTAAAAGGGTTATCATCAATAGGGCTACCACCAAATGCATCCTTTAAATCAGTTAATACACTCTTGCCAATACCATTAGCTACGAATATGTTATGGTAGTCCCTGGCCCGCGCCTTCTGTTCCCTGTTCAGATTGTCCACCTCCTTTCCCTCCAGGCATTACTTCAAAACCCTTGCCCATTTCCTGCATGGCTTTACCACTTTCCTGAGTTTCAGCCATTTGCTGCGCACGAGCCTGAGCGTCAGCTCTATCCTTGCGCTCTTTACGAACAAGACCATCATCTTTCAATGGAACATCTAACAGTATAGCAGCTTCCCTACCTATCTTATCTACGTCCACAAGATCAAAAATCTCAGGCTTAAACTCCGCTATCGGGGCTGCTAATTGAAACCATCGCTGTACAGATACTACCTTATCCATTTTCTGAGCCTTAGCCATCGGGCCTAAGTACTCAATGTCCAGCTCTCCTTGATTCTCAAGGACTATCTGAGGCATTTCAGGTAGCTCTCCAGCACGAAATAGGATGAAGAAGGTACGGATAATAATTGGGTCTAGCAAGTCACTTTGCAACCTGCCGAGAGTCGGACCGAGAAGTCGCTGCATCAGCTCGTAACGAACCTGAACCTCTGTAGCCGTCATAGCAGGACTTTCTTTAAGCTCAAGTTGATCCACTTTAAACGCTCTGCGAATTGACGCTTGCAATTCTCTACGTTCAAGTGAACTAACATCGAACCTAGCTCTTGACTCATAGGGCTTAAGCCCGTCGATATTCCTAACGGTTGTAACTCCACTCGCACCTAAATCTAAATCTCCTATGATAGTTCTTTCCTGAGCCAAAGACGGCGGATCGAGAACTTTCTCCGCAGATACTAATATCATATCCACCATCTGGTTGAGAGTAAGAATATCACCTAAACATTTATGAGCAGGAGAGTAGCCCCATTTAGTGCCAGACGCCTTTCCCCACTTCGTTATGAAAACAGGCATTTCATAGTACCCGCCTTCTTCACCCGCTATAGATTTATCGTTCACCAACACATACTTATACCCGTAAGGCCGTGATTTAGGTGGCAACGTCTTTGACGTATCCGCCTTCATATTATCCCTGTTAAGGTATATACAAAATATAACTGTATACTTTTTGTCCACACCTCTGGCTTCAAACGCTTCTTCTGATACATACTTTGGCACGTTGTCTTTACCAAACTTAAGAGTCATAGCTAAAGGAGACATCTCTAATTTACGATAGAAGTTTACTACGTTACCCTCTGCATCTTCCTCGAAAAAACACTCTCGAATAGGGATAGCTTTAAACAAGAGATTCTTAAACTCTTGATTCTCCTCAGCCACCTCTTCTACCAAAGCACCTGTACCAAAACTACAGATGTCAAGGTACGCTTCTGACATCTGCAGATTAAAATTGGACTCTTGAAGCGCAAGATGTACTCTCTCAGCCGCATCACTCAGCCACCCCATAGCTTCCGCATTAGAATTGAGATCGTCTGTACGAAAACGCATGTCAAACCACTTTACCATAGGAGAGGTAAGTGATCCTTGGATTGATGCTGCCAAAGTATCACATGCATC